CCAACATTAGTAAACACTACTTTTTTAAGTTTAACACTTGTACAAGCAGTACCGTCCTGAAGTTTAGATAACTCAGAAATATCTACTTTGGTAACAGCAGATTCACCCGTCCCATCGCTAGTATTAGTACAATAAATTACTGTTTCTTTAGGACCGTCTATAATAGTAGTGGTTGTTACAGCATCAGCCATAGCTCACTCCTTAAAAGGAGATGGGGGTTGTAGCCCCCATCTATATTATTAACCATTAGCGTAGTCAACGTTCATGCCAGTTATGCGAATCCAAATCTTACCCGCTGTATAAGCAGCGTTTGTAGCCGCCCCTGCAACAAGATAGACGTACTTTTTAGACAAAGCTGCCATAACAGCACCCGCATCAACAGCGTTATAATAGCCTAAAGTAAGATCACCGTTGTTCATCATCTGGGTTGTACTGGTAGGCGCGGTTCCTCCAGCGGTTGTCCCTGTAGCGGAAATATCTACGTTGATATCTGGATCACCGCCTGTTGGCACTTCTACGCAACCAAACTCAAGAAGAATAGGTATACCGTTAACTTCTTTAGTTAATTCTGCGATATAAGCATTAGCTTCAGTTCCGTCACCAATAACTCGATCCACCGAAGCAGAACCGTCAAAGCCACCATGAAGATCAACAAGAATAGAGGTTACAATAGTACCGCCAACCTTGTTAACAAAAGTGTTAATGGCTACGTCTGGAATACCAGAACCGTGAGCGTTAGGAGTAATACCAAAAATAGTAGCTCCTGTGTCTAAACTAGCGTTGTTAGCTCCGGCTGTAGTAGCTGTTCCAGAAAAACCATTAGTATCAACGATGTTGTTAATACCAGAGGTTGCAACTGTTTGAATTTCAAATTGTTTTTGAGCAATAGTTCCAGTAGTAGCGTTTTCACTAATTTGTTGAAAACCATTTTTTGAGCGGACTGGACCGCTAAAAGTTGAATTACCCATAATAGGTTACTCCTTACAAAGTATTAAACCCTATAGTCTTGTAAGCGTCTGCTGGGAGCAGTCTATAAGGTTGAGATCCCAGAAAATAAGGAGAGAGTTTCCCCTCTCCTTAATTCAGTTAAGCGCCGGGTGAACCGTACACGCAACGTGGGTCAGAGTAACCGAAGCTATAACGCTCACGGGCTTTGTACCGTACATTACCTGTATCAAAATCACCTTCCATCTTGGTAGACATAGGCATACGCTCAAAGTGAACGAAGCCTCTAGGTGCGTCCGTCTTAATAAAGAACGCATCAGAGTCGGATAGATAATGATTAACTGTGTAGCCATTAGGAAGCATACCCATGTTCCTCATAGCATTTATATCATTATCAGAAGTGCCGGGACGAAGAGTGGTTTCAAGAAGACGATCCGCAACAAATTGTAATGCTGGCGGAACAATCAACTTCATTCCTCGTACAGATACTTTAAGACCCTTTTCGTCAGTAAAACCCGCTATATCAATAAGCGCATTTTCAAGACTAGTCTCGTTTAAATCAGCAGCAGTTGCTGGCTCATTAGCAAGAGTATTGTTATTGGTAAGAGGATGGTCTGTAGCACAAAGCTCTTTTCCATCACCACCAGTAACAGTAGAATCAAAAGCGGAGTTTAAAACAGAAGCCGCTTTAACTTGCTTAGTATTAGCCATACTACGTGCTAACGCTTTAGTGTAACGAGAAGCAAGACGATCATAAAGATTATCTTCAATAGCTTCCTCAGTAATTGAGAAAGCAAGGGCGATAGTCTCATGTGTGTATCGTGCAGTATATGCTTCTTGTGCATCATCAAAGCTGACCGCTGATCCTTCACCCTTAACAGGTGCAGTACCAAACCCAGCAAGCATTACTTCTTCTTCAAATGCTCGCTCTGAAGATTCTGTATCAAAAATCTCAGCAGCTTCATTATCATACCTAGCGTACTCTAACCCAAAAAGGGCATTGAGGCCAGGCTCTAGCTCTTTAGCTAGTTGTGCTCTACTTATAGCCATTTCTCAATTCTCCTATACGCCAGTGGTTGAAGGTGTACCCGATGCAATGGACCCAACAGGTGCATTAAACGAGTTATTCAACCTTACGATTGCGCCGATTCCGGCAGATGCATAATCTTCGTTCTCAGGATCCTCAACCCATCCCATGACACGTAGTGCTAAAGAATTGGTTGTGGCAAGAGTACTGATAGCCAAACGACCTAGTGAAACACCAGTAGCATCTGTACCCGTTATACCTGTAGAAAGATTTGCGTTCAAAAAGACACTTGCACGTGCAGTTGCCTTACTTGTCCATGAAGCATCAGTAGCAATTACATATAGCTGATTAGGATCATCTACAATAAACGCTTTAACTGGATGATTACTATCCGCACCTGATCCAGGCCAGTAGTTACTCCACGTTGTTTTTCCAGTGACACTAGAAACATACTCACATCCTTGAAATACGCCTAGATGACTGACAGTTCCACCAGCAGCATTAGCTGTATGGTCGATAAATCCAGAAGCAAGAGGAATAACCAATTGCCCGTGATAAATCTTGTCAGTGTTTCCGTTAGCGATTTCGTAAGGAGTATATCCCGTAAGGCCAGTGGAATTAGCTCCTCCACCTAATTTACTTAGGGGGCGAAGACCAAAACTTCCATTTGAATTAGCCATTTAGTTTTCTCCTAGTCCTCTTTTTGAGGACCTCCAAAAGTTACACTTGAACTCCTATCAGGTCTGCTGATAGGCATTGCTGGATGTTGTTCACGAGCTAACTCGTTATCAACAGCCGTCATTTGATCCCGTGTTTGACCACGGAAATAAGCATTTCGCGACTCAACAATTTCTTCAGGAACTCTTGCTAAAAGTAATCCCCCTACTCCAATAACTCCTGCATGTTTACCATCGTCAACAGTAGGAATATCAAAATCTGGGTATTCTTCTCCACGGACCAACTCATATCCCTCACGAGATCTAGCTGATACGTTTTTACGATCATCAAAGCCCATTACACTTTCCCTAATCCAACGGTGTTTATAACCTTCGGGTGGGGGAGGCGCATCTAACATTGATGGCGGTCTCCAAGGTTCCTTGCGTGCTTCTTTAACACGTGTCTGATTGTCGCGGGGCGTCCTAGGTGTCTTCTGGCGAGTAGTGTTCTCTTGTGTCATGATTAACTCCTTATTTTACGTATTTAGCGTATTCTTCAAGTGGTACATTTAGCTTTTTCGCAATAGCAACTTGAGAAGGCGTTAATCGCACTGTTTTACGTCCACCTCTATTGCGGGATGCGGAAGTTTCGGCTGACGCAACCTTTTTACTTCCACCCGTTTTAGGCTTTGCTCCAAGTTTATGTGGAAACTCAGCCCTAAGTCTTTTGTCAAGCTCAGAATAATACTCATCTGACTGCGGGTCAAATTTTTCATCCTCAACTAACCGTCTGTGAACCCCAAAAGCGGCATATGTCATAACTTCATCGTTTCCAAACCACTCGTTTCGAGAAGCCCAGTCTTCTGCTTTCGGATCCGCCTGTGCGGGAGCTTGTTGTTGAGGAGGAGGAGCCGCTACGGGAGCTTCTACTTTTTGCTCAACTTCCTTAACAGGTTTTTTAATTTTACCCTTTTCTACAGCAAGCTCTGATAAAGCTTCCTGTACCTCAACTATCTTTTCAACATCACCTGTTTCGTGAGCTTCTTTAAGAAGTTGTTTAGCTGCTTGTATTTGAGTTGTAACTCTTGTGTCAAACTCTTCCTGAAAACCTTTATCTAAAGAGTCTAAACGTTTCTTTAATTCCTCGTTTTCATTCCTAACGTTTTCAGCATATTGAACAGCAGATTGTTTCTGACGTTCTTCTTCACGCATACGTTTGGTAAGTTTATCAATACGAGACTTAACACCAGAACTATACTCATCTAATTCGGATTCGTCCGCTGGCTCTTTTATTTCAGGTGAGTTTTCTGCAACCTCCTCTTTAGTTTCTTCTGAGGAAGCCTCAAGGTCTATTTCAATTTCAGACTCGTCAGAGTCTCCTATATCAATTTTCTTTTCTTCACTTATATCCATAGCGTGATCTCCACGTGTTAATTCTATACATGTTTAATGTCATCGGGATCCATGATTGTAGCGATAACTTCGTCATCATTTATAATACGAACTTCGCCACCATCAATTTTAAATCGAGCACCAGCATATCTGCCAATACATATCCAATCACCTTTCTTGCACCAAGGCGAAGCGTTTTCTCCAAACTTATTAGGATCTTGATACGCTAATGGACCAACCTTTAAAACATACGCTACAACAGTAGCCAATGCTTCACGGTCACGGATTTGATCTGGGATTAAAACACCACCATCACTGGTTGCTTTACCCGCATATGGCATAACTAATACACGCCATCCAGTGGGTTGAGGTAGTCTTTCACTTAGGGAAACATCTAACAAAGAAGGATCGAGAACTCTCTCATCTTTTTTAACGTAAGCACTCTTTTTTTTCTCTTTCTCTTTCTCAGCTACATGTTCTGGTACATATAGTTTTTTAGTCATTCTTTCTCCTGTTGTTCTAAGAAGTCTTTAATTTCTTGCTCTGCATATTCAAGCCCTTTTAACTCACCTACTAATTCTCTGTAGGCTTCTAAGTCTCTAGGTCTACCGTGAAGGATAGCATCCTTTGTTAGTTCTGCACGGCCTTGAATTGATTTTAGGACGTTATAGGCAAACGTAGTTGGGTCTGCCATTAAAACGTACCTTTAAATTTCCTGCCTTTAAGGGCTGCTCCACCCATAAACATTTTTTTAGGCTTACCAAGCATTCCACCAGCCATGTAACCCATTTCGTCATCCATAGCTCCGCCCATGTTGAGTTTAGCGGAAGAAATTGCTTCTCCAACAGGCATCTCATTACCAACAACATTATAGCCCATAACATTCCCATCTTGATCCGTTACAGATATAACATTCCCGGCTTCTGATTCGGCATAAGCATCGGCTTCTGATTTTTTTGTAAACATAACTGCTTCTGGCATTAGAATACCCTCGTGTTTTTGGCCATACCGCCATCGTTGCGTTTCATGTATCCACCCATAGCGTTTTTCTTTTTAAAAATTTTTTCTACAACATCAGGAGGAAGAACTTTCTTTAACTTGTCTAGATTAATTTGACGAGCCTCTCTAGCGGTCTTGCCTTTAAACTTTTTCATTAGAAAACTCTCGTTTTTTGAGCTATACCGCCATCATTGCGGTTCATGTACTCATCAGCCACCTTTTCAGCTTGTCTAGAGCCTACTTTTCCTTCGTCACTCCTAAATAAATCCATGACCCCAGCCACGGCATCCTGAACACCCGCACGTGGAGACATTCTGCCAACAGGGCTTGTCTGCCTCAACTGGGCGGACATGACCGCCGAAGGTAGTCTTTGCTCAAACCCCTTACGCAAAGATTTACTGGAGTAATAGGGTTTACTGGAAGTGACCTTTATTTTTTTCTTCTTAGGTTTAGGTGCTTTTTTCTGCTGTGCTTCCAAAGTGCTTCCCATTAGAAAACTCTCGTTTTTTTGGCCATACCGCCATCGTTTTTATTCATGAAATTAACTGTTTCAAAACCTTCTTCAGTAAGAACTTTTATAGCCTCATTTTTAGGAAACAATTCAGGATTCTTTCTAAACTTTTTTTCAGCTTTATTAAGTGTTTCTTGTCGTGTTCTAGCAGATTTTTTATTTATAATCTTGTCTATAATTTTCTTTGGTTTTCCTTTAAGCTTACCTGAATCAAGACCGTCCTCAATATCTTTCTTCACTGCGGCCTTCATTAGTGTTGCACGTTCTTTACGCTGATCTTGTTTACTCATTAGAAAGTTCCTTTCCCATCGTTATCGTTAAAAGTAAAACCTTTTACTTGAGCGGGAGGAGTTCCTTGTATACGAGCCATTCCGCCATCTGCATAACCCATGATTTCAGCGTTA